TCATTAAGAGTTCTACTTGTACGAGCACTTGAAGTCTCACCTTCGATAACTGTCGCTTCACCGAAATTTGCACCATCTATCTCATAAAATGTTGTTAATGTCGTATATCTACTAATTTGATTAACCATTTTTTGTAGAATATAAACATTGAAATATCCTTGAGTTTGGAATCCATATGGATCATAATCTAAATCTAAAACCGCATCATCATATTGATCGCCACTTTTAGCAAAATGTGGGTTTGCTGTTAAATTATATAGACTACCTGTTAATGTGAACAACACAACATTAAACATTTTAGCAAGAGCAAATACATTATATCTGTTACGTTCTTCTTGTTCACCCCAAGCAAGAGCATTTTGAACCACAATAGGAGTCGTTAAGGACTTCAAGAATGCGATGTAATCGTCTTTAGCTACCAATCTATCCAATGAGTAGTAAATCTTCGGTGCAGAGTACTTAATCGAGTCTGTACTTTCTTCTTGTGCTCCACCATAAACATTGCTAAGAAGCTGGAATGTGATGTTACTAGTAATGTCTTTTCCATTACTATTATAAATTTTACCAGAGAAATTAACTTTATCTCTGATCACACCAGTTTGATTTGCTGATGCACCTTTTGTTGATAGATACTGAACGTAAATATTATCTTTTCTGGTTAAAGCACCTTTACGTGCTAACCCACCAGATTTTTGTTGATTTTCTACAGTATTAACATCCACAACATCATTACCATCACCAAACAAAATTTCTACAAACCCATCTGTAGATGTTCTTATTAAACATACTTTTTGTGATACATTCAAATCTTTAGCATTGTAAATATATTCCCAGTTTAAAAGAGATCGTCTATCAATTACAAATCTGTTTAGATCACTTTTATTTTCACCAACGTGTACTTGTGTTACATCGTTAAAGAAAAAGTCTTTATCCCCATAAACATTACTAAATGTTGTGTCTTCTATTTTGTATATTTGGAATGGTGCTCCAACTTGAGCATTTGTTGTTCCATTAAAAACTTTTTCTTTAATTTCACCTTGAACTATTTGTATTGGATTACCAAATGAATCTAAATCAATAGTAAACTCAGAATCTGTATTCATAAGAATATATTGGTCATTTGGAAATCTGTATGTAAGAGTATTTACTAATACATAGTTATCACCACTATATGAAAACTTAGAATAGTATGGAATTTGAATTTGATTATCTTCAATATTCCCTTTAACAATCATACGTAAATTTGCACGAGCTGGTTCACTTCTATTCATTACATAACCAAGCATACGTGATAAGCTTATCACTGAACTCTTTAGCTGAGCTGTGTCAAAATAACACTCTTCAGCACGTCTATTGAGATAATAATTTAAAATATCTGTAGTGCCAGTGAATACCTCAATCAGCGTTTGGGCAATAGATGATTCTCTAAATTTATCAAAATTTGTATCAGAGTTGATCAAATCTGTAATTTGAGCTTGTATTGTGTCGTAAGTCAACCCTGTATAATCTAATTTATTTTGTGCCACAAAACCCTACCTTATAAAACACTAAAATGATACATTATTTCACTCAATATTTATATAAATTAAAAGGGCAACTTTCGTTGCCCTAAATACATGTATGATGTTAACAATATTTATTGTTTAACTATTTTTGAAAATTCACCCTTAATATTTCGTTGTTTGATAATATAAGGAATTACCAATTTAACACTGTTATTATTTGGGCTAACTGTCAATACAACATTACGTTCTATAATTATTATACGATCTTCCCATTGTTTAATACGTTCAACAGTATCTTCCATAACAGTTTGAAGATATTCTGGACCCATATTATCAAAAACTCTATATGCAAAGTTAGACCCAAAATTAAGATTAAATAATCTACTAGCAATAGGGGTTGCTAAAATCATTTCTATACTCTGATTTATAACCTCCTCATTGACTATCATCGGACCAGACAACGCTCTAATTGGGATATCATATGCCCAATTTTTAGCATATAAATCCAAATATTCTATATTTACCATTTACAACTCCTATTTAATTCCCCAATTTTTTGTGAAAAAATTGTCGTACATATATTTTCGTCTATTTACTAACCCTTGTAATTTTGCACCACCAGCAGTTATAGCTGCCTGTTTGTAATCTCCACCACTCTGTTTAATATTACCAGCTCTAAATTGTGTAACTGTTTGATAATATGTGAATTTCTTAGTGGATTTGTTTACATATCCAAGAGATCCAGTAGTGTATACCAAATCGATAAAACTGTCAAATTGCCCTTGAGTCATCTTGATATTTTTAAATGTCTTCTTTACTTGTGTTTCAAACCTAAGTAAATCTGAATCCAAATATGCCTCAGCTTGAGCTAAAGTTATTTGTTTAGGTGTGATATTTGCACGATTTACCCACTTACCTAATCTATGACCATACCCAATATCAACACTAACTTTGTCGGGATCTGGATAATGACCTAAATATTTACCCTTTGCTGTAGTCATCCCTATTTCTTCCATTTTAATTCTGTTACGTAAAGTTAAACTTGTTTTATATTTAGAAACATCATTATATCCAGCAACAACTGTAACTTGTGGGGAGGTTTTTGGTGGATTACTTTTAGCAATATCTTCAGCCGTTGGAGCTTTTGGGATAGCGGTATCTGGAACCTTGACTTCTGGTACAGGTGTAGCCGCAACAGATGCATCTACAGCCTTGTTAGTTGCTGTTGTAACAACTGGACTTTCATTTATCAAATCACCCTTTTCATCAAATTCTATATCATCTGATGTAGTTTTAGGAAACACCCCTTCAGCATCTGGAACCTCTGGTGGAGATGCCGGAACTTCTGGTAGTGTAACATTAGCATCTGGTATATTAGGTATATCAATTTTATAACACAGCTTATCCCCATATTTAACTTTAAGTTTAGCAAATACCCTAGTTATTTGAACTACTTTATCAACTAAAGTTTGTTGTATAAGTTCTACTGTTTTTAGTAACGGTGTTAAGATCTTTTGTATTCTGTCAACAACAATAACTGTAATGCTATTTATTTTAGCTCGAATATTAAGATAAGTTTCCCTAGCTTTATAATAGATATTAGCTGGACCAGAAATATTTGGATCTGGGTTAGTTGTCAATAAACCCCAAGTCCAATCTCGAATAGGTCTAACAATATAACATGTAAAAAAGTTAGTGATCTTTTTCAAAACAACTTCAAAAAATAAATTTATTTTCTCTACAATTTTACCTATTATCTTATAAACTTGTTCATATGCTTTACCCAAATATTCCGCAATAGTTTCAAATGTTTCACCTATACGTATAAACACGTTTTCAATGGTGTTAAATAGTTTAGTTACAACCAGTGTAATATTGTCTATGAATACTGCCAAACCTTTAGAAATATCATTAAACGCCATCTCTATTTTTGAAAGTATTAATGGAAATGTAAATACTTTTGTATTACCAGAAGCATCTTTAGTTTCTATTCTAATATTTGTATCAATATCTGATAAATCTAAATTTTTAGATAAATCAATCTTTATCCCAGGAGGGTCAATATCTATAGCTGTAATAACAACTTTTTGTTGAAGAGATTTCGTAAATACTGCTACACCTTTAGAATTGCCTTTATATTCATAAACATATGGGACTAAAACTGGTGGAGCAGGGTTTACTGCGGTATTCACTGTGTATATGCTTCCACCACCGTCATCGGTGTAAACTTCATTAACATTTAAATATCCTGTAAGACCCGTAGATATAATAGCCCAAACCAATTCAAAATAGTTATCCATTTGAACATATGTTGTTGTATATACTTTGTAATTTTCTTCATTCAATTTAACAAGATTTTTCTTTATACCATCTAAGTATGTATTAACATCCCCAATGAAATATATTACTCCAGAACCATTCATCCAAGTTTCACGTTCAAATCCAGAACTATGAATCTTAATACTGTTACCTTCGGATGGTATCTTAGAATTGGGTGGTTGTAAATTAAAATTTAGCCACGATACAATATCATTGAAAAAATCCCCAATTACAGCCGTGGTATCTGTTTCAGTAGTTTCTGAAACATCGACACCAAACAATCTACCAATACTGAATGATGTGAACATATTTACAAATGTTGAATTTCTATTAATATCTACTTGACCAACGTGTTTCAAATTGTATGCATCATCAACTGTGATATTTGGTAGCAAAAGACCCCCAGTAGGAGTAGATGCTGGAGTCATAACTGGAGTAGTATCGTATGGTGGTATAGGAGTTGAAACTCCAACAGATTTCAAATCTATTATGGAGTACCCTTTCATATAATCAACTATACCTGTTTCGATACACTTGTTAATCTTATAGTTATCACCACGACCCAATTGTTTATCAAAACATGTATACAACCCTTGCATGACTGGGCTTTGAGGTATAGACCCACCAGTAGCCAATAACTCATCACTCACAGTCTCTTTTGAAGCATCTGTATAATTAACTATCGATTGATCTGGTGGAAGATATGTTGAAACTTCATCTACAATATATGATAAAATAAGTTGTGATAAAGCTTCACCTTCATCACTAATTTCATATTTAGTTTTCAATTCTTGTGTTATCATTGCACACCCAACCCTGGTCTTCCCGAAACATCTCCTTCAGTTGGAACAGTACTAATCGAAGTACAAACCGTTCCAGTATGCCAAGCACCCGAAAATGGACATTTTGGGATAGCACATAATGGACCAATTCCTGTAGGAGTTACAGTGTTACCATTAACAGTTAAATCATCTTCATGATTTGTTGTGATATTTGCAACGCTAAAAATATTCACACTACCATCAGAATCAATACTTATTTTAGTTCCTGTTGTGTGTGTATATGTTGCTGTATTTCTACGTCTATTCAATTCAAAACTATCACCCTGTTCAGTCTCAAAGAAAACCATATTATCTGGGTAGTCAACATCCTTATTAGTTGGAAGTTGTCGGGTGTTCAATATTTTTGTTGTATAATGTGGAAGATAAATCTCACCTCTACCAAAATACACACTAACAATAGTCCCAACAGTTGGAACAATGAATGACCCTTTACTACTGCCTACAAAACTAAAGTCTGGTACAGCCCACGGAAGATGTTCTGTTGGTATGGTGTCAAAAATAGTATAAACCATAATTCGACACCTACCTAATTTTTCGGGATCATTATTATCCACAACAATACCGATATAACTTTCAGCATTAAATATGTACTCATTATTAGAAAATGTATCCATACATCTATTCAAAATATCTGTTGGTGTTGAATTTATATCAGATTTAATTGTTGTTGCATATTCTTTATTCATTATACAATATCCCCTATTATACTATTTTTCACGGAATTCATACCATACCTACACAACATAACTTTTTTTGCTATTGGTAAATCTCGTGCAATAACTGTTGTTATTGCCCCAACAAGATACTCCCCAGAATATGAAGAAGATATATCTTTACCATCATATGTTGATTGTAAATCCAAATCAATTTTATCAAATAATTTTACATTTGTAGAATTATTTATATTAATTAACACTGTATTAGAAAATAGTGCAAATCTATAAAATGAATTTTGTTGCTTACCTCGATATATAGTATCAAATAAACTCTCATCAGTAATTAATCCCATACTAACGCTGAATGATGGTTTACCAACATATTTTTTGTTTATATTGTACAAATCCGTTAGTTTATTGTCATAATGGATAGTGTCATACACATAATCAGATAAATTGTAATATGAGTAATATCCCCCATAATTAGAAGTATTATTATACATTTCAGCATTATTCATTATATTGTAGCCATCATAATACATATTTCGTTCATCATCACCTAAAAAGTTATTTTCTACTTGTGATTTACTATATGTTGCAACCTTTGCTGTAGCCCGTGAAGATTCTAAATTTATGGATGTGTAAACTAATTGTTTATTTGTTGTACCATATACAAATACACCATCGCCACCAATAAACGATCTATCGGCAACATGAGCCATAAATTGATAATTATTACCTGTTTGATACCAAATATTACTTTCAGTTCCACGAATTCGTCTATCAAAAGTATAATTAACTTCATTGCAAACTTGTTCCAATACTTGATCTGATGACCCAACAAACGATTGTTTGTGGAAGGGTGCAAATAAATCGTCTAATGCTAAATATCCAGATATTTTATATGTTAAATATTTATTTTCAAATGTGTCAGACATAGCATAAAATCCACTTACTATAAATTTAGCATTAATTATGTATTCATTACTATACACACTAGAACTAACTTTATTAGGATTTGTAATTGAAATGTAAAGCATACTTTTATCAGTGATTGGAGTTCTATCAACAAATCCACCAACATTATTTATTATCATTTCAAATTTTGGAACTAAAGACAAAACACTCTCAGTAATTGAGAGTGTTAACAAATTTTCGGATTGCAATACAACCTCTTCACCAATAGTATTAACTAATGAAATGTTTAGGTCATATTGCTGATTTGAACTTGTATTATTCATGATCTGAACCTTTTCTTAACTCTACTATAAAACTCAATTAAATCTTGTTCGTTAGGAACTATTATATCCATACCAACAAACAAATCATTCCACAAATCGTCAATTTTATTTACCTTACACAACAACCACCAATATTGAGAATCCCCATATATCCTATACGATAAATAATCTGGTCTCTGTACGTCTACAGGTTGAATTGTATTAAATGTTATGGGGTAATTAAGCTCAAATAAATCCCAATTTGTAAGTAATAAATCATATTCATTAACACCATTCACTATGGCTGGTTTTATAAAATTTGTTCTTGTAAATTGATTCATTTTGTAAATCCTCCACCCCAAGCCAGAGGTCTTTTAGTATTTTCAGTAAAATCAAATGGTGTAACTATTTGCTCTAATGGATCATCATTATTATTAACTACATATCTGACAACTGGTCTTAACCCTGTATCATTTATATCTGAAATAATTTTTCTTGTAACTAATGTTAATTTTATATCAACATATAATGGACCTTCAGATGTCATTTCTCGTGAAAATGTGAATTCAACATTTGTTAATACCATATCATTATGTCTAAACAATCTACCAATTCTAACATCTAATGGAGGTGGACATGCTCTCAATTTACCATAATCATCCGCACCTTCAGCCATATTTTTACCACCAGATTTTATCACATTGATATAATTAGTTGCAATTTCACCCGCTGTCCCAGATTTATCTACCATATTACCAAAAAATTTACCAACATCAGCAGCAGCACTACCAATTGTCTCAACACCTTGAGCGTAAGCATTTACACTTTCTTCACCTATACCTGCTGTTAAATCTTTAGTGCTTAAAGCTGTAGCAAAATACAACATTTGATTTGCAACTTTAAGTGGTGATCCATCACCATTAACATCAATGATACGAATTTCTGGATTAATTGTTAAATCTCCACTTTTTTTCCATAGCTTTTTACTTCTAAATACTGCTCCAAGTTCACCACCACCACTAAATGCGGTTAAATCTGCAAATGGTCCAATATCTAATAGATTTGGATATTGCATAGATTCCCATTCCGATGCTAATGAGTATGTAAAATCATTCATTAATAACCCATATATGGGCTTAGAAATCATATCTAAAGTTGATTTATCTGTAGTCCACGTCCATTTAGATAAATTTGGAGCTATTCTAATAGCATGAAACCCTAATGGGGATGCATATAAACTTTCACCACTTATAGCATCCAGAGAATTAAAGCTAGAAACTTTATCATATAGACTTTTATTTATAACATTTACTTGCGTATGTGGGACATTATTAATATCGCTC